CTGGCTCTTGCGTTCCTTTCTTCTTAAATTGAATACTTGCATTCGCAATCGACACGGAATCAAATTCTTCAATTACTTTAACCATTTAAAATTCCTCCTCCAATACTTTATCTACACCTTTGTGTAGTTCTGCTAAAATTCTTGGTCTAGCGTTTACAATCCCACGCTCCGCAAATCGTTGTTCTAAGGGATTATGTGAACCTCTTCCTTCGTTCGGGAAGACTAGATAACCAAACGATCCTTTTTTATTAGTTGCTCCACCACGGGCCAATATCCTAAAACCTAAATTCATCTTTTCGCTTTTTGACCAGTTACTATCCTTGGCATGTGTCTTATTTCGAACACTCCATTTAGAACGAGATACTGGAATCAGCTTTGTAATCTCTTCTACCGCAATTCGTATACCATCCGTGTGGAGAATGGTATTGATTGTAGGTTCCATCTTATTTGGTAAAACCCGCATCTTTTCTTCAAGTTTTTCTATCGCTTCATAATCAAGCTCAAATGCACTCAAGTGGAATCACCCTCTTAAACGTAAAAACAACACGATCAATATAACGATCTGTATCTTTCATTTGGAAACGATCACTTTTAGACGAAACAAATAATAATCTTTTTACACCACTAATTAATGAAATAATATCAATAATTTGTTCTTCTAAATCATCTTGCTTTTCGGATAGATAAGTAATATACACATTTTGAGAAATGGTACGTTCATTTGACGAAGGTTGAAATTCACCATATTCAATTAGAAAACAGTTATAGCCTTCTTCAGCCATCTCTTCTTCCTCGTCTTCTGCCAATTCATCCTCAACTACTAGCAATTTGAAATGGTCATCTAGTTTGGTTTTAATCCCCAGCCGTTGTTCCTTCATTAATTTCTTCGGCTTTTCGTTCACCAGTTTTCACCACCCGCTGTAAATAAAAATAAAGATATTTCTTTGTTGAATCTGGGTCCACTTTGATTACGTCATATTCAACTTCATCAATCTCTACCTTTAATTTGTTTTTGTTAATCTTTTTAAAAGAAGGTGGATACAAAGTTTTTACTTTTAAATCTAATCCTGTTGTTAAAACTCCAACCATTTGATAGTCGCTATCACGAGCAGACATTTCTTTATAAGCAAGCTTTCCTTCTGGATGAAAGACCCCTCCAACATTCTTTCCACCCTCAGAACGTTTTGTTTTCTTATACCCATATTGTATAAATCCGTCATTTAAGGTTTCTCTATACGATTTTAGAACCATTGATTACACCAACTTTTCCTAAAGCCACATCTAAAATAAGCCTGGATAATTCATTTTTATAATTTTTTTCAAACTCATCACCTGCATTGTTATAAACATACCTGCAACGCTCTAATAGCAAATCTTTCGGGGTTAGCTCCTTTGAAAAATCAAAAGACGCATTTGTTAAACCCAACAAATACGCCTCTCCTTTTTCCAAAAGTTTTATTAAACTAGCATCCTCTTCATTCCATGTGATTTTAAGAACGTCTTTTAATTCTTGCAAAAGATTATCCATTCGCATCACCTTCTAACCATTAAGCCGTTGTAGTACTCGCTTTCTCTCCTAATTTACTAATATCGAATACAAGGAATGATTTATTATCCTTTGGACGACCATTTGCATATTGTTTACCAATATATACACGCTCGTCTTCGATGAATTTCACTTCATCTGAGAATTCAATTTTTTGTGTAGATCCTACTCCTAAAAAGTAATCCTTGGCCATTCCAGCAACCGACTTTCCAGATGGAACTTCTGTAGATTGAATAAATTGAATAGGGATTGCCGTATTTTGAACATATTCCCCATTTGCATTTTGAAAAGTAATAGCTGGGAAAATACGCGCCCAATAATCCATAGGATTTACAACCATAATCACATTCGCTACATTTCGTTTTCCATTGTTCGTTAGTGGAGCCATAATTTCTTTTCCTAATGATTTAGGCGATAAATCATTTAGCGCGACTGCTGTTTTATCTGGATAAATCCCACCAACTACTGCCCCATCTAAATTTTTCATCATACCAATAGGTTGTTCCTTACCCGTACCACTAATGACAGCTTGTTCAAGAGCAATATACATAGATTCCATCAAAACTGTACGAACATAACGATCTAGCCACTCTGGACCTAGGTCTAACATCGCTTTACAAACAGGGATATATGCGCTTAATTTATAAAGGTTTAATTGAACTTTCTCAAATCCTTCATCAATGACCTGTTTAATGTCATCACATAATTTCCCCCACCATGCTGCTGGAATTTCACCTTTCTTCATAATCCATTCTGTTAATCCTGTTACATTAATAAAATCAATTGCTTGAAGTAAAGGACGATTTCTTACTAACTCTTCAAACACGCGATCAATAACTGTCGCTGGAATTAATTTTTCGACTCCTGCAAATGCTTCACCGCTTGCGATTACTTCATTGTAGTATGAGCGCTCTTCGTTAGTTAAAGCATGTAACCCACGGGAATTTAATACCGCTTGATTATTTAAATTACTTGCAATTTCAGTTTGAACCGCTGGCGTAACTTCATTCAAAATGTTTGTTTGAATTACATTCGCCATTTTCGTCATGGCTTTTGCATATGCTTCATTATCATTCTTTTCAATTGCTGCTTTAAATTCGTCTTTCACGTCTTCCATACTGTTATCTACACGATCTAGATTTTTAATCGTCATAAATGATTCTCCCTCCAAAATAAAAGAACTACTTGTTATTTTCCAAGTAGTTCATCATCATATTAGTTATTGGTTTTTTAGGCTCTTCAACGCCCTCAACTTGATTTGACGTTTTTTGTCCTGCCTTTGCTGTGTATTTCTGAAGTAAATTATTTTTCACATCTTCTGGACTTGGTTCTTCGTTAGGCTCTTCTGTTTCATCCGCAATTTCATCACACAAACCAAATGCCTTACATTCTTCTGCGGTTAACCATGTTTCATTTTTTAATAAATCTTCCATTTCAGAACGTTCACCTACAAAACGTTTCATGTAAGTATTTGTAACGGACTGATCGATCTTATCAAGTGCATTTAATTGTTGTTCAAATACTTCTCTATTGCCCCATGCAAATGTAGACGCCCGATGGACCATTAGCATTGAATTTGCTGGCATAATAATTTCATCACCGGCCATTGCAATTAATGATGCTGCCGACGCTGCAATACCATCAACATGAACAATGACTTTTGAGGAATGCCTTTTTAATTGATTGTAAATTGATATACCATCAAATACGCTACCGCCAAATGAATTAATATATAAATGAATGTCGCCATCTTTGACATTATTTAATTTACGTTTAATCGCATTAGCTGAAACAGATTCTTCCCACCAACTTTCACCGATTGTACCGTAAACATAAATATCATTTTCTCCTTCATTTTTTGGTTTTTCCAGGTTTAAGTACTTTTTAAATGCATCATTTTTATACATCTTAGTTACCTCCATTCTCCTCACCTCCTTCCAAAGAATCGGCTTCTTGATAATTCTTTGTAACAAAGCGTTTATTTGCCCATTCCTCTTCAATTGGCTCTCTACCAAGAATAATTAAGATATCATTGATAGATAAACCACCAATTGCAAAGAGCTTATCTAATGCTGTTGCTAGTTTCGTAATATCAACAACCTTAATTTTCGTTGTATCAATCTTTAAATATGTGCGTTCTATATACTCTTCTTTGCTATACATCTTCCGGTTAAATTCATCTTGAATCAATTCAGCAATCGGATTAATACAAAAAGCTAAAAATGAATCCATTTGTTTCTCAATATCCGCGACATCACCTTTTAAAATCCCGATTGGAACATGGAAGGCAATGGCTACATAATTAAATATGTCATTAATTAAATCGCTAACATCACGACTTGTACTATTATTTGATACGCCATTTTTGCTATCGCTCATATCTTCGATTACATAACCATCTTGTAATTGAAAAGCTGAGCCAGCTTTATCTGCGTTAAACCAATTTTTCAACTGCCCTTCAAACATTTCATCAATCGCCGCTTGGGTTTCTGGATCTTGTGCTCTTAAAAAATCACCTTTAATAAGTAAGCGTTTATTATTTTTTCTTTTATAATAATCAATGGAAGATGCAAGCAATTTCCCGAAACTGCTATACATCCCGTCAATTACCTGCATAATATTTCGGTCGTTTAATTTAAAGTGGAAAACCTCTGATTCATTAAATGATTTTTTAAAAGTGAAGTCTTCAATTGTTATGTCGTTATATATATTTTCTTTTAATGCAAACTTGGTAACATTAAAGGAATCCGCAATATACAATTGCTCATCCTGCATAATAACAACGCATTCATTTTCCATAATTAAATGATTGACTAAACTATGCATAAACTCCGTTGCATTTTGATTCTGATTTGGTTGTACATTTAATAAAAAATGATTCCCACCACGTTTTTCTTTCCCTTTTTCAAAGGTTTGAAATTCACACCTTGTTAAAGCATTTGCAATTAAATCAATACAACTTTCTACAGCTAACTTTTTATAGAAGTAGTCAACTCCTAATTCATAAAAACATGAATCTAAAGTCAGCGTCTTCTTGCTTCCAAAAAAACCTCTTACCCAATCTCTTAATCCCACATTCTCACCACCTTTTATACACTAAATGATTTAAATATCTTTCTAACATTTTCTTTCGTTAAAGTATTTGACTCTTTTAACTCACTATCACAATTAAGCGCATGTAAAAAAGCGAAAAAACCATCTGTTTTTCGCTTCTCTTTATC